GCAGCTTTTGGGGCTGGTGACTTTCATCATTTTGATGGGAGTGAGGCCCAGGAGATTATGACTTATATAGTTGATATGGTCAATAAGTGGTATGATGATGGACCTATAAATGCGCTTATACGTAGGATACTTTTCCTGGAAATTTATAATTCTAGGCATATAAGATGTGACCTGATTTATGAATGGTTTGGTGGTATGCCGTCTGGTACGGCTCTTACTAGTATAGTGAATACTATTTATGTGAATATTGTTTTTAGATATGCATGGTGCAAATTGTATGGTTTCACTAGACGCGTTTTGTTTGCATTTTGTATTCATGTTTACTTAGTTGCTTTTGGGGATGATAATGTATTTTCAGTATCCGGAAAATACTTATCTGAATTTACTGAAACCGTCTTGGCTGAGCAATTAGCTAAGATTGGGTTGGATTATACAAGTGAGACTAAGGATGGCACCAATGATGTCTTGAGGCCACTTGGGAAAGTTTCTTTCCTCAAGAGGGGTTTTAAGAAATCAGAGTCTACCGGGCGTTATATAGCTCCATTAGAACTTGATACCATCCTTGAGTCGCCTTATTGGCATGATAGGGATGTCGTTAGGGAGGCTGATCTTGTTTCGCAGAGGGTTCAGAACTCTGTTGAAGAACTCTCATTACATGGATCTGCAGTTTTTGAACGATATGCCCCATTGATGATATCGGCGCTTCATGTACACTATGGCGTTCGATTACCCCGTACATCATATTTGACGTGCCTTGAGTATGTTTCCACGCGGGACTCGGCGTGGGCTAGGGACTTTTAAATCCCTTGTGTTCCCCGCTTTTATGGTTTGTTAGGTTCCATGATTGCGGTATTTTATATCTAACCTCATGTAGATGTGGCAATCTTCGTGTAGTATACTGCCCATTATTATTGGTTACAGACAATTCACTTAAAACCTGTTTATAAAGGTGGATTGGACTGCTTTGTAATGTACATACACCCTACTATTTAGTTTACTTTTCAGACGAGTGGGCTGGCAAACCCGGCTGAAGTCAGAAACAACAGGTACGATCTCTAAGTTTAAGTGAGTTTAGAGATTTAAATATATCACTTGCTACAATGAATGATTCAAACTCCAACACAGAGACGGAAGTAGTTGGTACAACAGTCAATTCCGTGCAGGAACCTGAACAGATTCCTTTTGGTGACACTGGTGCAGAATATGTTTCTCAAGCAGTTGTCACCGCTAAACCTAGTCTTTATTCTAGACTGACCCAGGCTCTTTATGGTAGTGCCAAAAACGGTATCGATAGTAATTTGATTGACTTCTTTGAGAGGCCTGAAAGATTAGCCTATGGAACTTTTGGAGTAGGCGATACAGCCAATACGTTCCCAGATATTAAACCTATGTATGATACTCTAGGGCTTGGTTTAGCTAGTTTAAAGCTTAAGGGCAAGTACCTTATTAGAGCAGATATGAGATTTCGATTGCAGGTCAATGCGAATAAGTTTCAACAAGGCAGATATATGCTGGTTTATGTTCCACATGGTGGTGCCGACGTTGATCCACCTATTAATAAGTGGTTGATTACGCATCGAGCAAATTTAACGCACTCTACACAGTTACATCATGTCGAAGTTGATCTTACGACACAAACAGAAGTAGAGCTTATTATACCCTACAC